CAGCCAATGTGCTAACATTAGCAAACAATGATTGTTGGTTAGTGGTTAGACCGGCATTTAAGGTACTTATACTGGTAGCCAATGAAGTAGTATTAGTGACAAAAGCAGCAGCCAAGGTGCTAACGTTAGCAGCCAAATTCTGTTGATTACTAGATGTAGCAGCATTTAATGTGCTGATAGATGTTGCTAATGAACTAGCATTGGTAACGAAAGCAGTTGCCAAGGTGCTAACGTTGGCTGCCAATGACTGTTGGTTACTAACCATTGTTGCATTAAGGGTACTAATAGATGTAGCCAATGAACTGCTATTGCTTACAAATGCTCCAGCCAAGGTGCTAACGTTGGCTGCCAAGTTCTGCTGGTTGCTAGTCATAGCAGCATCTAGATTAGTAATACGTAATGCTGATGCGTTATTAGATGTTGTAAGTGTTGTTTCTAATGTTGTTATATTGGCAGTCAGTTTAGAAACATTTGATAAGAAGTTTGAACTTAAACTATCAAGTCTTGATGTTACAGCAATGTTACTTGATACATATGTTGCGGCAAGTGTCGAAATGTTTGCGGAAATATCTTTTGCATTTGCATTAGAGTATGATGACAGCGAATCAATTCTTGCTGCTAAAGCAATATTAGCATTTGTTAACTTTGATGTTTCACTTAAGAAATAGGTATAGTTGTTTCCAACAGTGTTACTTACACCGTTTGCATATGTGAATATAGTTTTTGCTAAAGTCAAAACATCATTAGATGCACTTACAGCACTTGCAATCTTCTGATTAGCGGAGTCAGATGCGGCCAGTGTTGCATTGTAGATTGTAGAAACAGCGGTATTCGTTGTATCATAGATGCTAACAATTTGAGCATATGCATTGTTATAGTTTTGTGCGAAAACATCAATTGAATTGTTAACAACACCATAAATCTTATTTGTTGTGTTTATGGCATTGTTAGTTGCAGCATTGATTTGAGTTATAGCATTTGTAGTAATGCTACTGATCGTATTGACTTGCCCAGAAATCTGGTTTACTTGGTTGTATACCGTGTTTGTTGATGTATTGGTAATACCATAAATGTTATCTACTAGAACTGTTACAGTTGATATAGAGTTGTTAACATATTGATATGAAGAATTGACAATACCATATAGTGAATTGACCTGACCCAATACTGTATTGACAGAATAGTTGGCAATGTTGATAGCGTTATTGGTTTCCTTATAGATCGAGTTTGTCAAACCACGTATCTGATTAAGGCCTTGATTCAATACAAGAGTGGAATTATTTGTAATACCATAGATGTCTGCCACCTGAGTATTGATGATAGTGGTAAAGTTATTGATAGAGTTATATGCCGTATTGGCCAAGAAGTATGATTCAGAGATACCTATATTGGCAGCCTGATATGATAAGTTTAAGATATCAAAAGTTGCGTTTAGTCTGCTGTAATATAGATTTAAAGAAGTGCTGGTATCAATTTTAAGGTTTGATATTGCTGAATTGGAATAGACAAACACATTATTGGAATAGTAGTAAGCGGTATTGAGTGCGTTTGATTGTGATACAGTGACATTACTGAATTTCAGATTCATATAATCTGACAGAGCCAAAATCTGTGCAGCAGCAGAATAGGTATTACTATTTGCATTATAGATAGCATCTAGTAGTTGTTGGAAGTCTGTATTACCTACTGAAAGAGAACTGAAGATACCAGAATTAGAAACAACTGAGTTAGCAACAACAGAACCAGTGACAGTTGAGTTTGAAACAGCGCCACCACCATAGAACACATACCCACTAGTATCAACACTGAAGATTGTGTTACCGTTTATTCTAAAATTTACAACCTTAGAGTTAGCACCATGTCCAGTGGACGTGATATTCATTCCTAGACCGACAAGGTCTGTATTTGAGTTAGCCCAGATTCTGGTTAGATTGTCTATTCTTACTGTCATTCAGTTGTTACCACGTAATTCGAGTTGTAGTCCTGGCTAGGTTTGCCAGTGAAATGTTGATCAACCGCAATCACGCCTGCATCATCTGTAACGGCTACAATCATAACCTCTGTATAGTCCACAGAAGTATTTGCATAGTCATAAGCATTGCTTCTTTCAAAATTAGTGAGAGTTAAACTGTTTCCAGAATCTTGTCCGACTAGGGTTTGTCCTGCTTGAGGAGTTTGTGAACCCATGTTTTGAATAACTGCTGATGCTTGACCATTGCCAATATTAATAAAGTTCTTAACTTGACCCACTACTTGTCCACCTATGGAAACAAGTTCACCTATATTTAGATTACCACCAAGAATGTTTCCTAGACCACCACCTGCTCGTCCACCATAAGCAAATACGCTCTGCGAACCTTGTGCTGGGTCTGTTGGGCAAAATGGATGTAATATACCATTTAGTATATCGGGTGCAGAAGTGTCTCCCATAGCAACAATCATTTTTAAACCATTTATGTATATACTTCCATCACCATAACGAGATATCAACGCACCCGGCCCACCAGATGCACCGGCCGCAGACATCAAGGCATTTGCCATATTTTGCATATTGCCGCCGGCGTCCAGAACTCCTTGGGCAAGTCCCAAATAATTTCCTAAACTTCCTATTCCTGCAATACCAGATAATCCAGATAAACTACCCAAGTTACTCAGACCACCAGATGTGATAGAACTTGCAATGTTGTTTAACTGAGATAAATCACCACCCCCTCCAATAGATATACCAGTCACAGATCCTATCGATGAAGCAATAGAACCAATATTGTCTAAGCTGTTTATATTAATTCCAGATCCTGATAAAGATCCGATTGATGATAATGATGAAGATAGATTTGGTATACTAATTCCAAGGCCTCCTAGCATTGAAGTGAGGCCTGTCATACCCGTTAAGCCGCTTAAACCACTCAATCCAGAGAGATTGCTCAATCCTCCTAATGCATTAATATTAAGGCCAGTTAGTTGACTTAATGCACCAAGTCCCGTTGCCATATTTAATCCACCTGGAACTCCAGTGGGATGGTTATCGATATCACCCTCAACAGCGGCAAGTACCCCGTTCATAAAAACAGTGCTTTGACCCGTTACTTGAGTCAAAGCACCGCAATATCTTAGCATCTGGTCAAGATGAACTGGTGGCATTCTTTCTTGGTCTCCCTCTACCTCTCTTTACAGGAGGCTGCTCAGTTTTCTTTAATGTATCAGGAATATTTATGACAACCATATCATGCTTGTTGCTAACCTGTGCAATGGTTGACACTCCTGTAGAACCGAATCCACCTATTCTATTAGCCTTTGTTATAGGACGAACGGGTGTTTGTTCAATTACATATTCAATATTCTTAACTAGTTCTGCTTGTGCAATTCTATCACCCTCATTGATAGTGATAGAGTTCTCTGAAATGTTATGTAGCAATACAAACAATTCATCGGTGTAATCAGCATCGATAACACCTTCAGCATTAGCAAGAACCAAACCCTGCTTTAGTGACATACCAGAACGAGCGTGAACACGAACCGAGTATCCGTCAGGAATCTCTAGAATCATTCCAGTAGGTACAAGTATTCTATCACCAGGACTAATAGTCAAAGCACCAGATGTATAGATTCTGGTGACTGGTTTGTTCTTACTAGAATATCCTTTAATCTCTCTTTTGCCTACACCCTGAAATGCTAGATCGAAACATGCTGCATGGGCAGTTTGATGTGCTGGCATTTTGACGTTAGGATGTGTTCTAAAGACTTTCAATGTTTCCATAACAAACTCACTTTCTTATTCTGATTCTGTAAACTTCTTTTTGCCGAGAGAATACTTTTGAACAAGGTTCCACTCTGGCTTTTCGCTATATGAAATGATCTTAATTCTATTCAGAGGTGTAAGAGGATCAGCACTCTTGGCTGGTTCAACCAATGTAACTAGTCCCCACTCTGCTAAAAGATTTGCAATCGTGTTACGGCGACCTTTATCTTCATCTGAAAAATCTGTAGACTTACCGTCAAGCATGAACATTTCTTTGAAATGCACGAGGTAATAATGACCTTGCTTGTGTAGTATATGACATGACTGATACAGGGTTTTGTCTTTCTTAGACGCTACACCTATACGTGTCAATGTCTCTTTAACCTTTAAAAAGGCCTGAGGGTCGGGGAGTTTAACTTCCACGAACTCGTCTAGGTTTACTGTCATTTGTGCCACCTTTATGAATACGTTTTCTTATTTCTTCTATTTGGTCGGCATTCAGTAAAACCATAACCTCTTTAGCCCTTTCGTTTGAGTAGTTGTAATACTCTTTAATGGCTTCTAGATCATCGATGGTCTCACGTTTCTGCCATGGTCTAAATGGACGTTTATATCCACGTATGGTATTTAGCAAATAGTGGTATTGCATATCAGCCGGCAAACTTGGAAACCTATTCATTTCATTTGCTTGTAATGCACAATCGTAGTGAAACGAGAGAGCCCGGTTCACTACGAAAGCAGAATAGTCTTTAGGATTCTCCAGAACATGTTTCTTATTCTGGAGAATCGATGGGATGATATCTTTGAATAGATCGCTCACTTGACTTCACACTCTACCATGATTTCAGTTAGACATGCTACAAGGTTCAATTCTTGATCAGCAACAAACGCAGACTGATATTGATACTTAGCCATAGTAACAACAGCCCCAGGGATGCTCTCTGGTTTTAGATACTCAGCCAACCCATCATAGATCGAACGATAGATACGTGATGGATCAATGTCAGAGTTGACAACAACCCACTTACGCATAGCAGTAAAGTCTTTTTCCTTTAGTGACTTGATCAGTTCATTAAGGCTTCGAACACTATCAAGTTGAGGAACAATACCAGCGTCAATGCTTCCAGAAACAGAATACCGTTGTAACTCGTTAAGAGTTCTTCGATAGTCTGGGAAATACTTTTCAACAACTTTGGCAAGGACAGTTTTGTCATATTCAATACTCTCTTTTGTCAGAATTTGCTCAAGACGCTTATACATCTTGGAAGCCATAGTAGGCTTCTCGTTATTCTTCAAGGTAAAGTCAACGACGGAACATCTAGAATGAATTGCGTCCTTGATCTTTGCCTTGAAGTTACATGTGAAGATGAAAGAACAGTTAGCAGAAAACTTTTCAATAACTCCACGAAGGGCATCTTGCGTATCTGGTGTGAGACCGTCGGCCTCGTCTAGAATGATAACCTTACGTCCACCAGTTAGCGATACAGTTGACGCATAACCCACAACCTTTGTTCTAAGAACATCGATGCCTCTTTCCTCAGAACTATTAATGAAAAGATAGTTACAACCGATTTCATCACACATGGCCATAGCGGCTGTGGTTTTGCCACAGCCTGCTGGACCCGATAGAAGGAGATTTGGGATCTCTCCATTATTCACATACTCCTGAAACGCTTTCTTAATGCGGTCAGGCAAAATACAGTCCTCAATGGTATGAGGACGGTACTTTTCCACAAACAAAAATTCTTCGATCATTCACTTTCCTTATCATAGCGACTAGCATTGATATACATTATAACAGACATTAGCAGGTAAAACAACCAATTATAAATGTCTGTCTTATCCATAGTCCAGTAATATATGGCTGCTACGGCATTTAGCAGCCCGAAGATTTCCATGATCAGTGCAGCCATTAGGGTGCCGTCTTTTCAATAACAGTGGAATAAAACTCCTCGAAGTCAGTGTTCTGCTGAACCTCGTCATTGAAGTTTGCCTTGAAGTATGCACGAGCCATACGTCTAAAGAGTTTCTTATCAACACCTAACTTATCACAAGTCTCGGTGATAATCTCTTTCTGTAACTCACGCTCTGCACCAACACGGGTCATGGAGTCATTCATCTCCATGATAGCCTTACGGAAAGTCTTACGATCTTCATCTGTTAGACCCTGCACCGAACGCTGCTGTTGATTATGTCCGATCATACTCATTAGTTCACCTCGATAACTGCTGAAGGATTAATACAGACTGTGTTTGTTACATAAACACCGCCAGCATCTTTACACTTGTTCCAATGATATACTTTGCTATAAATGTCTGCTCCTATAAGAACAAACAACAAAGACACCAAACCAACCATGATTTTATCCATTACTTTGTCTCCAGTGCAATCCAATACTTTAGATTACCAGACTTATTGACGAACTTAGCAAAGGCATCAACCTGTAGTTCAACATCATAGTCATCAGGAAGAAGTTTTAGATTGTCTGTCTTGAATGTTGCTGTGAAGTCCTTACCAGCATAATCACCGATCTTGATCCAACCTAGATTAGATGTATCGTTTGAACGCTCATGGGTCTGTAGCAATAGATCACCATTCTTACCAACAACTGAAAGATGTGGTAGACTGGTCATCGATGCCATCTTTAGCAACTTTGTAAGAATAGCATTTGTCAGATTGAAGGTAACACTAACATTCTTGAGAACGAGTTCCTTATCTGGAGGGGTGATGATAAGATTAGGTGAACATGCACGATACGTAAAGGTAAACTCACCATCATTCAATGACACGTTATCATTCTTGAATGTTAGTTCTGGATCCTTTAGAGTGGTGGCAATACCTAGGAACTGGTTGAGGTCATAGATACCGAATTGCTCCGGCATATCATCGTCAAGGGTAGCCTCGACAAGAATTGACTTCTCTGGGGAAATAGTCTTTTGCTTCTTACCTTCACGGAGAACAACACCCCCATTGATCGAGGCAAAGTTCTTTAGTACCGCTAGGGTCTGATCCGATAGTTTCATAATATACTCCTTGTTATCACACTTGATGATGAAATATTGTATTATCTTTTGGCAGTTGTGTCAAGGTGAATTTCACATTATCCTTCAAATTTTCTAAGGTACTGTCATTCACTAGGGTATAATCAACCCTTTGACCAATCCATGCCCATTCACTTTCATGGACATTATACTGATCCATTGTATTGATCCCAACTGTATTGGTAGACATTGCGTCATTGTACCAGATAGGATCTTCTCCTCGTTTCACACGAATAATGGTACCGCCGACACTCCGGATAAAATTGATCTCGTTAGGAAAACGAACGTCAGATATAACCACATCATTATATCCGTGAATACGTTTCTCAAGAGCGGCTACCCAGATGTTATCTGCAATACCCTCACGACACGCTTCTGTACCAAACTTCTGTAGAATGAGGCGAGGGGTCACCTCATATCCAAGTTTCATAGACCACCAAGGGTCTACACGCTCACGAAAGGCTCGTGAAGCATTACTATCACCTTCTAAAAGACCACGTGGCCACGTAAAGATTGTAGCAACTGCATCCTTTAGAGCATCAGCGAAAGCAAAGCCGTGATACCCATGCTCTCTAACAAGGATATCACGGACAGTACCTTTGCCGGATCCTATGAATCCAACAAGTCCTATAATCATTATCTCAAGTTTCCTGTCATTGCTGCGACTGCGGGAAGATCACCTTGGAAGCCATATGTACCAACGTGAGTTGTTTTCATCCATGGGCATAGCCAAATCTTGATACCGATCTTGCGTGACCACTGACAGAACATATAATCTTCTGAAAGATATCTATGAGATTCAGGATCAATGATCGTATCAAAGTATGCATGAATGTAACGTGAGCCGTCGAAGTTGGCTTGACCAACATGATCTGGCTTATAGTTAAATTCAGGATATGCTTCTTTAAACTTATCAAAGACTTCACGCTTGACCATCATATAGCCAGTACCAATCTCTAGAACTTCTACAGGTTCAGTTACCTTAAAGGTAGTTGTACCTGGAACTGGATTGAATACATAATCACCAGTAATCTGGTCTAACTGATGTGGAGCAAAATTTGGGTTGTCTGTGTTTTTCTTGACAGCAGTTGCCACATTGCCCCAATTGATAGACTTCTTAGGATAAGGACCACCAATGATATCACGATCAAGTGCTAGTAGAGCAAGGACGTCCTGAGGATTGAACTGAATATCAGCATCAATGAAAAGTAGGTGAGTGCAGCCAGAGCGAAGAAACTCGTCAACCAGATAGTTTCGGGCTCGGGTGATTAGCGATTCATTAAAGATGAAAGAAAAGCGGCACTCAATGCCGTATTGAATACAAGTGGCTTGTAGGTCTAGAATTGATTTGGTATATAAACCAAGACACTGTCCACCGTAACAGGGAGTTGCAACAAATAATTTCTTCTTTCTCAAATCATCTGTTGAAATTTTAATTTCCATATTGTTCTCCATACACGAAAAGCGCAGGGGCAGATTGTGCCCCCACGCTTATATAGCATACTTTATATAAGATTAGTATGTTTCTGCAAGACGATAGAAAGCGGTGCGCTTACCATTGACGTTGCGATAGTTAGTATAAATGTTGTAATATTCACGTAGATCATGAACACGCTTGCCAACAGTCTCACGTGGAACACGAGCCATACGTGCAATGCTATCAGCAGTAACACCAGCGCCGGTGTTATACTTTAGAAGGACGTTTTCAATCTTCTCGATCTGAGTCTTACGTGGGGTAGCCATTATACATTCTCCATTTCAAAGTTATCGGTGTTGGTGGTCGTGAAAGGAAAGGACCCGTGTAT